CTGCACCTGTGGTTACTGGAGATACCCAAGAAATAACTGGGTCAATAGTAGCTGGAGCTATAGGTACATCAGGAGACTTTTTAAATTTTCAACATTGGTATGATGTTCTTGCTGACATGATAGAAACAGAAGAAGATACAGAACTTGCTCAAGCTCAATTAGGAAAGATTCAATCTTACATACAAGCATATCAATCTGCAATGCAAAATCAATTAAATGTTTTTAATGATGCTAACGTTGAGTATCAAGCTGCAATTCAACAAAAAATAGAACAAGCTCGTATAAGTGCTAGAGACGCAGAACAAACAGCTTCTTTGTTATTGCAAAAAGAAGTTCAGGAATACCAAGCAAAGATTTCAGAATATCAAGCAGAGGTTAGCAAAGATGTTCAAACGTATGTACAAAAATTAGATAGATATAAAACAGAAGTTGCAACAGCTTTTCAAGCTTGGTCAACTACAGAAGGTTTTAGTCTACAGCAATATCAAACAGATATACAAAACGAATTAAATGAGTTCAATAAAGAAAATGTTAGGTATCAAGCTAATGTTCAAGCTGAAGTTCAAAAACATAATTCTGATTTACAAAAAGCAATAACACAAGCACAATTAGATTCAGCAGATGCACAACAAGAAGCACAGCAAGCAACTCAAGTAAGTTTAGCTAACAAGGCTCAGGACCAAGTGTTAGCACTACAGAATGCAGCTCAAACTATGGCAGCAGCAATACAAAACAATGATGACTTATTGCAAAAATTTAATTCAGAGTTAGGAAAGTATCAATCACAGGTTTCTGATGAAGTACAAGAATATAATGCTAACTTACAAAAAGATGTAGCTAAATATCAATGGTATGAAAAACAATATGCTATGATAGATGCAAGATATAAAGAACAAATACAAACACTTCAAGGAGCATTATAATGGCTGCAATAGAATTTAACGGAAAAGAAATATATAGTAGAGTGTTACAAGCAGTACCTAATGTATCAGAAAACTATGTATTAAACTTAATTAATGAAGCATTGATTGATATGGGAATGCATCAACAAAAAATGGAAAACGCTAAAACTGATTTAAAGCATAATCAACTATGGTATGCATTAGATGATGATGAGTCTGTTACAATTAATAAAGTATTTAGATGTGTTATAGAAAACTCTGATGGAGAGTATATAATGATTCCTAGATTGACTCCTGGACAAATAAAACAATTTTACAATGAAGCAAGTGCTGATACTAAGACAAACACTGCTTGGACGGAGGTATAATGGCAGCAGTAGACAGTCCGTATAAAGACCCTTCAAAAACATTTGTTTGGTGGATAGAAGGCGATAGACTTGCTATAGCTACATCAGAAGGAGATGTTAATACTACGGAAACAAGCGAAGGTAAGTTAAAACCTGTTCAATTAGGTTCTGGAAACACAGTAACTGGTGGATTAATTATTTCATACCATGCAGAACCAGACAAACTTACAAGCATTACAGGAACGATAGATGTTGATAATGTATTACAGCCAGCATTAATTGAGTATGTGAAAGCAAAAGCTTTAATGGATGCAGCTTCAAGAGAAGACAATCCACAGATAGCACAGATTAGAATGGCTGCAGCACAACAGTCATTAGCTTCTTACAGAGAAGCATTAAGAAAATTTGGAATGAAGAAAAATGATAAGGTAGGGGGAACTAGAGGTATAGTTCCGTCTGACATGCGATAAGGAGACAGCAATGGAAGTTAGCAAAGACAGTAAATTTACATTTAGTATAGAAACATTAATATCATTAGCAACTACGTTAGTCTTAGTAGTAGGTATGTGGTTTACACTACAAGCAGATATTAAAGAAGCAAAAGAATTACCTGAGCCACCAATAGGTAGAACAGAGTATGACTTAAAGGACCAGATGATTAGAAATACAATCATTGAAACTGAAAAAGATGTACAAGAGATTAAAGAAGAACAAAAAGAAATGCGTACAGATGTTAAAAACATTGAGCGTATGTTAATGCAAAAGTGAGGTACAGAGATGAATTGGTTATCTGGTATTACATATTTGGTTGGTATCTGTTTATCGTTATCGCCTTTATATGCTCAAAGTAGTTTAAAAGATTTACAACAGATTCAATTATTGAGTCAAGATGAATGCGTTATAGTCCAAGTAAATGCAGATTGGAACTTTAAAGCATCATTAGATTTAAATGGTTTAAATAATTGCGTATGGTTTAATGCAAGTATAGACGACAAAGAATATGGTGCAATTATTACAGATGAATGGAAGATAGTTTCTGTACCAACAATAATTATGTTTGAATATGGTAAAGAAGTAAAAAGATTTGAAGCTGGATTAAGTTTCAATTTAGATAAAAATAAAATCATCAAGGCAATCAAAGATGAAATTGATGAAATACAACTAAGGAAGTTTCAATGATATATTTAGCAAGATGGTTTAAAAAGTTATTTTATGGTTCGTTGTTATTAGGAACTTTAGCAGCACAAGACTTTTTTAAGTTTAGTACTATATATGGTGCCTATAGCTTTAGCAGTCCTGTAACTAAGGAACTACAATATCAAGTATCTGGTGGACAACTACAAGAATTACAAGAAGAACTAGACGACCATAGTATTATGACGTTTGGTATTAGAAAGCTAGCAAGGTTTGGATATGAAAATAAACCTGAAGTGTGGTATACTGGAGATGAAGCACCTATAAATGAAAGTGCTGCTATTGGTAACGTACCTACTGGTTGGGAGTATGTAATACAATATTCTGACCACAAAGAGTTTGAAGAAGAATTTATTAATGAACAATATATGTTACGCTATATGGGAAAAAGTTTTTTGGTAAAAGCCAACTACGATTCAAGGGGCTTAGAAGACGTAGAGTTCGCAGCCTTAGATATGCGTTACAAAAAAGATATAGGTAATCTTGCGTTATCATTAGGAGTAGCCGGTAGAATGCACCCTGCATACCTAGACTTTAGACCTATTGATTTATGGTGGGCTGAACAAGGTATTGACACAGATAACTTTACACCATTTTGGGATTTTGCTTATTTCTATGGCTATACAGATGAGTTTGTAGAACAGTTTACACAGTATGGATATAGCTACTTTGATTTTAAGTGGTATAATGCAGAAGGCGAACTTGTTGCTAATACAGATGACCAATTCTATAAACAGGTATATGGAGAACTTGTAAAGCAATATAATGAAGAATATGCAAAAGAACTAGGATACCAAAATGAATTAAGTTTATCAGTAGGTGCAGACTATTATAAGTATACACCAAAGAACTGGTTGCATGTATGGGTTACAACTTACCCAGTAACTAAAGGTATGTCTGACTATTCATTTAACTATGACGTAGTAGACAATGGCATGGACTATGACTTAGGTTTAGTTTATGGTTGGAAGTTGACTAAAAAGTTTGGGGTATTTTTAGAAGGTAGATTTCTTTCGATGTACGATGTGCAATCTTATGAATCTAAGGTTGGACTGAACTGGTTGATATACTAATGGCTAAGAAAAAAACAAAGAAAAAAAAGAAAGGCTTGTATGCAAACATACATGCTAAACGCAGAAGAATTAAAGCTGGTTCAGGAGAGAAAATGAGAAGACCTGGAAGTAAAGGTGCTCCTACGAAAGCTAATTTTAAAAGAGCAAAGAAGACAGCTAAAAAAAGAAAGAAAAAGAAATAGTGGCTAGAAAAGCAAAAAAATCTATACGTAAGACTACTAAAGGTAAAAACGCTAACTATAGAAAAACTAAGTCTGGAGCAGGAATGACTGCTAAGGGAGTTAGAGCTTATAGGAAAGCAAACCCTGGAAGTAAATTAAAGACTGCTGTTACTGGTAAAGTTAAAAAGGGTAGCAAAGCAGCTAAAAGAAGAAAGTCTTATTGTGCAAGGTCTTTAGGACAACTAAAACGAAGCTCTGCTAAAACTAGAAACAATCCTAATTCTAGAATAAGGCAGGCGAGAAGGAGATGGAAATGCAGATAATATGTGATTGCGGGTGTGGAATATGCCTAAGTTAAATGTAGTAGCAAGTATTATTGACAAAGTAGCTGGTCATGTAGACAAGTTTACTTTAGATAAAGAAGAGAAAGCAAACTTAATCATGGAGATTAATAAGGCTCAAATAGAAGTTAATAAGATAGAAGCAGGTTCTTCTAGTCTATTTAAAAGTGGGTGGAGACCTTTCGTAGGATGGGTTTGTGCTTTTGCATTGTGTTATCACTTTGTATTGCAACCTATGATGGCTTTTGGATTAACTGCGGCGGGATACAATATTGTATTACCTGAATTTGATATGACTACTTTGACTACAGTATTAATGGGACTTTTAGGTCTTGGAGGAATGCGTAGTTTTGAAAAAGTCAAAAGGTCTGCATAATGCCAAAAAAATCTTTACAGCTCAATGACTTTAGTAAGGGGCTTAATACTAAGTCGTCTCCTAGAGATATACTCTTAAATCAAGTACAAAAATCTGATAATGTAGTTTTATCTAATCCTGGATTAATTGAATCTGCATCTGACTCTACCTCAAAAAGTAGTTCATCTCCGACTTTAACACATACTAAAAAAGGTAACGGAGCATTTATATTTAACTCAGAGTATAATGTAGATACAGATGGGGACGCATCAACAAACCCTAGTCAAATAATAGCATACCCTATAGATGATAGTTCTGGAAATACTACTATACAGTTTTTTAGAAGAGACTTTGATACTCCTGGAGATAACTTTGTTATTCAAGGAACTGATACTGAAATAGATATGCAAGTAACTGGTGCAGTAGAGCCAGTATATTATTTTGTAGATGGAGTTTTGTACGTTTCAGATAAAATTTCAGTAGACTCTAGCATAACAACAGAACCTAGAAAACTTGTATATGTTGATAATTCTTCTAGATTTGGTAGCGATGTTAGCGGGTGGTTTGACACTACGATGCAAGTAGAAAAATTATCTACTAAGTTTGAGGCTATAACGAAAGGAGCAAGTTTTACTGACCCTGGAGTTGGAGAGTTTAGTATAAAATTACAGACAGACCCAACTTTAGACTCTCAATCATTTTTTGATATTATTGAAAATACTGACTCTGATAACTTTCTTAAAGTTACTCCTAATCCAAATGAAACAAATCCAGACCCTACTGCTGACATAAAATTAACAGATAAATTAATTCATTTAAAACTAACAGATGCAAATGATATGTCATCTGTTTCTTTAAACTATGGAGGAAGTAGCGGTATATCAACTGGAGGAATAGCAAACCTTGTAGGAGAAATTATACATATTAACGGTGAAGCTATGAGAGTAAGAAGTACAAATACTATGAATGGTTCATCAACCTTAGATGTTCTACAACTTCTTGTTGATAGAGATGTATTTGGAACTGGTGCTTTAGAACACGCTACTGGAGCAAAGGCTC